TCATCGGGTGCTGGACATGCGATCTATGCGAGCGCAACTGGCACCAGGACGCTTTCAGGTATTGTATACTCGGGCTATGGGGCTGACGACACAACCGACGCCGAGGTGTACAACAACAGTGGTGGATTGGTTACGCTGGACATATCAGGTAGCGGCGATTCGCCCACTGTTCGGAACGGCTCGGGTGCATCCACTGATGTCAACGCAACGGTCAACGTGACCATTGCTGCTAACGCATCGCTTGTTGGGGCAGAGATAAGAATTTATGATCTTGATACAACCCCACCCGAATATGGAACAGAGCTTGCCGGAGTAGAGTCGTGTCCCACGGCAACCTATGGATACGCCGGCGATGGAGGAAATGTTATTCTAATTCAAATCATGCAAGACGGATATGTGGAGTACACTCAAGAGTACACCATGCCGACAAACGACAGCGATCTAGACGTAGTGCTGCAATCGGAAGGGAACGAATAAGGAGCAAGCAATGGGAACTTTGATCGATCACACCAACTTTGACGACTACCTTGTGCAGTCAACACAAGGGCGTTCGGGAACACCGGACGGGAATGTCTACTTTGATAAGGAAAACGACCTCATTGAACTTATCGGGGTAGACGAGCTGGCGACGTTTGACCATACATCGCGTGGCGGTGGGTCAAATGACCCAAACCAGCTAACCAACTTTGACGGCATCACGCTTCGGGGGTTATACAACTTTGAAAACGAGCAGCGTGGGTCAGACGAAACACTGCGAAAATATGAGCGTGGCAGTCAGGGCATTTACCGATTTGCTGGTGCGTTCAACTTCACAAACGGTGTCAAGCTCGACGATACCGTGCTTGGAGATGGTTCACAGGACCGAGATAAGGTTCGTGGATCCGGCTGGATTGAGTACGCCGATCAGGGTGACGGACAAACGGACATAGACCGCATCTATCACGGCGTTCTGTCACTGGTTGATATCCAGGCAACGACAGTTCCTTATTGGGCACTGGTCACAGCAACCGACGAAACAACCCTGCAGGCTGCTACATGGGCAGACTTCGTTAGGCTGGGCGACATCAACGAGGCCGTGCAGGTCTATGGCGACTCGACGTATGATTCTGGAGCCGGCGACTTTGATTACACCACTCGAATCCTAGTAGTTCGGGTCCGATCATGGCAGTACAACCCAGGCGAAACCACGTCTGTATTGACTGGCATCTCTGAGTTCTCCGGCTTCTCGGCTGGCTATGGTGTTGGTGAGACGATCAACCCAGCCAATACCTACACCCTTGCCGATGTGTTCGGGGGGTCGCAGATTGCGCCGTGGACCGGCATGAGCCTTGAAGAACTAGGAACCCCGCAGGGGGAGACTGGATTCAACGAGTCCGACGGTGACTTTACGTGGGTGTTAGCTAACACCGGCGGCGGAACGGTAGCTGAATGTGCCGCTTTCCTTGATGCTTTGATCCTGCAAGACACCGATATTGACGATGGGACTGGCGTATATCTCGGTAACAAGGGGCGCGAATGGTACGCCCGCAATGCTGCCGGTAAGGTAGTTACCAAATCGATCGGCGGCAAGGGTTTGTTCATCGAAGGTCTATCTACTGCCGAAAAACAGAACGTCATCTTTACCGATGACGCTGGAGACGAAAAGACCTATCCATACTTCCCAGATGTTCAGATCACTGTGGGCGCTCCGGCGATCGCTGACGCCAATGCTTTCTACCATGTGTTCTACAATGAGGGTACTGGACTATTTGATACAGCAAATGCCTTCACGGTTACGGACGATGGATCGGGCGCCGTCAAGGGCAATGTTGCGGACGATGAAGTAGGCGGCAAAATTTCATTTGCCTATGCCTATGACACGAACAACGAGAACGGCTTGAGTGCTGGCGAAGACAAGGACTGCGTCGTGATTGTTGAGGGTGACGGTGGCGCAGCGCAGGCGATTACTTACTTCACGATCACGCGCGACGCCATTGTGCCAGTGACGTGTGCGCCGCCTGTTGACAATAACGCATAAAAGGTGTGAGATGAGCGTAGCAGTACCTGTAATTGACTACGTGGATCCTGCCACCAGAAGGGTGCATCTCCTGTCGGGGGTTGAAGAGTATCACCCGCTGGATGACATCTATGCAGAGATTCGCAACCTGCGAGTAGCAGACGAATCAATGCGCAAGTATTTCGTGTTTATTCAGGGCGGTGGCAACATCCCAAAGAATGTAACCGGCACTCTGCGGACGCCTCGCTATGCCATCTTCAAGAACTGCAAGGTGGTGGTTAGCGGGGATACAAACGTGCTTGGAGAGCAGCTTTATGCCGATGAGAACGGCGACGTTATCGGCAAGGGGAAAGACTGCATAGATCATGCGCTTTCCCCTGCTGACGCCTACGTGGATTATGAGCCACCTGGTTCGGAGGTTATAGTGCCCGAGACTGCATCTATCACAGAACAAGACAAGATGGACATCGCTGATAGGGTGCATGATGAAGTGGTGGAAGATGGGCTGACACTCAAACAAATGTTGCGGATCTTCTTGTCGGCATTGGCTGGTCCATCCTCCGGAGGCGGTACGACGCAGATTTCGTTTAGGGACAAGCTGGACGCGAAGAGCCGCATTACCGGCACGGTTGACGATGACGGCAACCGCACAGACGTGCAGCTAGACGGAGAGTAAAAATGGGCTGGAATCCTAGAGGGTGGTTTCCCAACAACCCAAAGGGGAAGCCCTGGTTTATGGGTTGGTTTCCCCCCGTGCTGCTCAGGGAGCTGGTGTATGAATTGCTGCACCTGTTCAGAAGGAGCAACAGGCTCGGTTTAGAGGAGCGGTCTATGGAGTTTATTCTGCGTCCGGAACGGGTTCCGCCGTTTGTTTTACAGGAACGCTTCGTATCCCTTGTTCTACATAGACGGACGGCAAGTTTTATTTTGGAGGACGAATGCCAGACGTAGACAGGCGACAATTCAAGAACAGCCCCCAGCATCAGGGGGTGGACGAGAAAATAGCGTACAAGATCGACACAACTCCGTGGGGAGGAAATCCTTCCAATGTCTATGTAGTCATTACGTGCAAGGGTGTCTTGTGCCCCATTCATCTTAGCGGAAGCCCATCGATAGAGGACAATGTTATAATAACGCCAAAGGTGGTGGATCTTGAAGAGGCAAGGAGATACCGGCTAGAAGTAAAGTGGGACGATCTTGACGGCAACACCCTTGAGGCATACGGGTGGATTGTTGCGGAGCTCAGGTGAGTGAGATGAAAGCGAGTGAGTACCAGATCAGGCAGGGCGGGCTATTTCGTTGTTGTCTCAAAACGCTGGAGGAAACCGATCTTGATACACCTCCGGTTGAAGGAGATAAGATCGCATGTTCCTATTGCGGAACAAGCATGAGCATGAGTACAGGCTCATGGGAGTGGGATCCTGACAACAGCATTGAAGTGCCGGCCAGCCCCTGATGTATATTTATGAGTGCATGCGCTGTGCGCACAGGTTTGAATTTGAGAACCGTCGATCTGTGCCTTTTCGCAGTCCGCATGAAGATCGTAGGAAAGACACCGGTGACGTGGCGCCACCCCGCTGCAACGGGCAATTCAGGCGGGCCGCTGCAACGGGCAATTCAGGCGGGTGTGGACTAGGCCGAATTTGAATGGTGTAAAATAACATGGGCACGAACGGTACGTCTGGAAGCAGAACCCCAAGACGGGAACTTCCAGGACGCGGGTTCGAATCCCGCCGTGTCCACTAGGTTGCTAAGGCCGCCTATGGTGGAGGGTTGGTTTATGCCACCCCCTAGCCCCGCCCGCATTGAGGGCATCCGTCACTAAGGCGTAGCTGTAGGTTCGTGTTGGCCGAGCGCCAAATCGGCATCGTCATACAGCAGGTGAGCGACCTGGACGGGCGGGGCAAATATGTACATAATAGTGTACACAATGTATACACTATTGGCCGAAGTGCAAATAACGTAGCCTGCTATTTACACATAAGGGAAACACATGGTTCTGCCACCCCAACCACCTGAAAGTGCCATCGTCACAAGGATGATGGAGCACAAAAAGGAACTGATTGCCAGGGATGGCGATACCATTCTGCACATGGGTAATCGATGGCTGCGGCTTGAGAATGCCCTAGATGCCAACATTCAAGTGCTTGCCCTGGACATGGCTGAAGCAAAGGCAAAGGGCGAGGCAGTTACTAGAACGGCGCTGTTCAAACGCCAGCGGTACCAGACACTAATCGCACAGGTGCGGGATGAGCTCAGCGAATACAATGCGTGGGCAGATGAGTTCATACAACTAAATCAAAAGCAGATGGGCAAGCTGGGTATTGAGCACGGGGTAGACGCCCTGCAGGGTGTATTGATGGAAGGTGGCGAGGGGGTTGGTGCATTCTTTGAGCGCCTGCCAGTATCTGCTATTGAAAACATGGTGGGTGTTGCCACTGATGGTGGACCTATTCAGCAGCTACTCGAAAAGGCATATCCGGAAGCCGTCGATCGTATGACTGATGCACTGGTGCGAAACACTGCGCTTGGTATCAACCCAAGGCAAACCGCGCGGGAGATGATTGAGGGCACAGCAGAAACACTGAACCACAGCCTGACAGTAGCGCGCACAGAGCAACTACGGGTTTACAGGGAAGCGTCCAGGCAACAGTATGAGAAGAGCGGTATGGTGCAAAGCTATCGAAGGCTGAGCGCCAAGAACGACCGCACCTGTGCCGTGTGTTTGGCATTAGATGGGGAAGTCTACCCTACCAGCGAGCTCATGCACGTCCACCCCAACGATCGATGCACAATGGTTCCTATTGTTGAGGGGCTACCGCCAGTTGAGTGGGAATCTGGCGAGGATTGGCTAAAGAAGCAGGATCCAGAAATCAGGGAGAAAATACTTGGCAAGAGCGCATCTGACATGCTGGACGATGGTGTCATTGAGTTGGGGGATCTGGTGCAGAAGGTAGATCACCCCGATTGGGGTCCGTCACTGCAGCGCACCCCCCTGAAGGATTTGGACACCGGCCTTATGCACGTTAGCGGTGAAGGTTTGTCAGGGAGATTTACATATCGATCAAGCAAGGCATCTGTCCATTTTGACAATGCACTAGAGGACTTGGACAGCGTGTTTGTTGACAATGCCGCAATGGGCAACGTCAAGGTGGCTGGCATGACAGGGCGGAGCGAGGGGAGATACTACGAAGATGCCAATAAAATTGCGATCAACAACAAAGCGCGAAACCCCGAGTTCAGCTTTGTTCATGAGACAGGACACGCTGTGGACTTCCAGGTATTGCCGGATGCTCTTGACATTGATGGCAGAACAGGAACGCTAGGTTCTGCTTTTGCGACTTATGCGGACGAAGACGCAGTTACCAAAATGGACGATTTCTGGAGTGCTGTCCACGATAGCTCTGCATACAAAAAACTCCTGGCGATTGACGACCCAGCCACGATGGAGTATTTGCTTGATGTGCGCGAGGTTCACGCCAGAGCATTCGCGCAGTATGTAACAGAGAAGAGTGGCAGCAGCATACTAAAGGAACAGTTGGCCGATTCACTTGAATGGGACTTTTATCCAGAGCAGTGGACAAAGAAAGACTTTGCGCCCATCAAAAAGGCAATGGATAAAATGTATGGCGATGCAGGACTATTGAGGTGAACGATGGGTAAATGGCTTGATTTGAATTTGACACACGACGAAACCATAGCGCACATGGTTGCCCTCGGTATTAGGGAAGGGCTTGCTGAGACAATCTTGCTGATTGAAAAAGGGGAGATCACGGGCAGCATCGTTGAAGAAGAGCGACCACCCGAGGCTCTAAGGTTTCTGTATCCCCAAGGGAAATAATTGCAAGTGACATATGTAATGTGCTATACTGACGAAAGTAACAACCCTCTCATGCTGGCGGGATGCCAGCTACCAAGGCGGGATGCCCCAAGGAGGCAAACAAAATGTTGAGCAATTTGTGGGACGGTGTTTTCTATTCTCCAGACGATAAGGGCGGAGGCGGAAAAGCCGACGATCAGGCCGACGACAAGGACAAGGACAAAGGCAAGGGCGAAGCCCTAGTGTGGAAACCCTGGCACGATGCCTTGCCACCGGAAGCGAAGGAGCTTATTGCTACTCGCGAAAGCGGTCTGAAGACGGCGCTAGAATCAGAGCGGGATGCTCGAAAAACTGCGGAGAAGGATCTGCGGGATGTTGCCAAGAAACTGGAAGAGGGCAGCGATGCGCAGAATGAAGTTCTAAAACTCGCAGATGCTGTAGCGGAAGGGACACGTAAGTCTGACTTCTACGAAGAGGCTCACAAAGCCGGTGTTTCAAACCTCAAGTTGGCGTTTATTGTAGCCACCGACGAGGGGCTTTTTGACAAGCGCGGGAATGCAAACTTTGAGAAACTAAAGGGTGGCTTCCCTGAGTTGTTTGGCAAGAAGAAGATCATAGATCCAAACGCCGGTGACGGTATAACCAGGTTGCCTGACGGTAACAAGGCTGGCATGAATGAGTTTATTCGTGCGAGCAAAGGCCGGTAGGCAGAATGAAGGGATAAGGAAAGGGCAATAATGCCTTACACAAACTATATTTCAAGAACGGATGCTGCTGCGCTTATTCCAGAGGAAGCGTCGCGCGAGATCATAAAGGCAGCGACTGAAGAGTCTGTTGTCCTGAAGCTCGGGCGCCGACTGGCAAATATGGCGCGCAAGCAGTACCGCATGCCTGTTCTCTCTCTGTTCCCCACAGCCTACTTCGTGGATACAGCACCCGAGGACAAGGCTCTAAAACAGACCACGGAAGTGAACTGGGAAAACAAGTACATCAACGCTGAGGAAATCGCAGTGGTTGTTCCCATTCCGGATGCCGTGCTCGAAGATGTTGATTATGACATTTGGTCAGAGATTCGTCCCCAGCTCGTTGCAGAGTTTGGGCGGGTGATCGATCAGGCCGTCTTGTTTGGCACTGGCGCACCTGGCACATGGCCGACCGATGTTCTCGCCTCTGTAGTTGTGGCGGGCAACGATGTCACCCTTGGTGTTGGCGCAGACATCTACGCAGATGTTTGGGGTGTTGGTGGCGTTATCTCGCTGATCGAAGCTGACGGCTACATGCACAGCGGTGGCGTGGCAGACATCACCATGCGTGGTCGCTTGCGCGACCTTCGCGATGCTGACGGAAACCTGATCTACACACGATCAGCGCAGGACGGAACCCCCTACGCAGTTGACGGCGAACCGCTTTTGTTCCCGCGCAACGGCAGTATGGATGTTGCTCAGGCGCACATGATCTTGGGTGACTGGCAGCAACTGGTGTATTCAATTCGCCAGGATATGAAATTCGATATGTTCACAGAGGGCATCGTTCAGGACGCTGCAGGAAACATCGTTTATAACTTGATGCAGCAGGACATGGCGGCTCTTCGTGTGACAATGCGGTTGGGCTGGCAAGTACCCAATCCAATCAATAGGCTCCAGGCGGTAGAAGCAAATCGTTATCCGTTTGGTGCATTGATCCCCTAAAGGAGGATAATCATGGGTTTATATCCACCTAGAGTTGCAAGTAATCCTCCTGTGCTAACACGCAGGCACGATGTAGTTGAGTTTTTCGTTGACGGTGAAAATGGCAGCGATGATGGCGCTCGGCCTGGAGATCGGCCAGAGAAGCCGTTGCTCACTATCGCAGAAGCGATTGACCGCTGCACTAATGGGCATCAGAATATCATCAACATGATTGCTCCTGGACATGTGACCGAAACCAACCCCATAGTCATTGACAAGCAATTCGTCACGATTCGTGGTTGGCCCTCACAGGGTGGCTTGGACTGTGACTCCCCAATGACTTGTGTTGCTACCGTGGATGCTGCTTATTTCACAATTGCAGCGCAGGATGTTGTAATCCGAGACATGGTTATTCATGGCGGAGCATCCCATCCAACCATCAACTTCAGTCCAGTTGCTTGGTCCTTCAGAGCAGGCATTCATAATGTCTGTTTCAAGGCAGGCACTTGGGGGATAGCTCAGGGTGCGCTAGATGCTTCTGGCTTTGTAGCAGATGCACCTAGCCATGACTGGTTTATCAC